CCCTGATTGTATTAGGTGGTTTGTAGACGACAAGATGGTGAGACACCTAGACACAGAGTTCTCACCCTACAATACCAGACTGCACTTCGCTGTTCAGTGCGGGGTGAATCAAAACTTCGGGGTGATGTGGCACAAGGACATCGCCTGGGAAGAGAATATGTACATCATTCCTGAGAGAGCCCCAGGGATACTGTAGTTAGGAGACACATGGATATTACTACGCTCGCCACTGTACCGGCTATGCTCGCTATCGTCGAGCTGCTGAAGCGTCTCGGCCTGCCGGCTAAGGCCGCTATGCCGGTTACTGTGGTCCTGTCCGTTGCTCTGGGCCTGGCTCAGACTTTCCTTGGAGGTGACCCCGTCTACCAGGCTGCCGCTAAGTACCTGCTGATGGGTCTTGGCGCGTGTGGCCTCTACGATGCAGCTAAGATTGCATCCCCTACCGTGGAGCAGAAGAACGAGTTGAACACCACTGTCCCTCGTCGTGCTGAGGCTCCTGAGGTGACTGCCTGATCTAAGGCATAAAATACCCCCCTACCTTTTTAGGTAGGGGGTTATTTGTTTTCTAGGGTCATAGGCTACCACCGTTCATTGAGGAAGTACCCAACAGTCAGCCCGAGGGCCAGGGCCAGTAGCACCATAGCAACAAGCATGTCCATGATTCTCACCGGGCTCCTAGGTGCTTCTTAATGATCCTCTTGATGATCTTCTCAGGTGGCCAGCAGTACAGGCCTGAGACCTGAGCGATCTCCTGACCGCACGCCAGGCGCTGCTCCTGGCTAGTGTGGGGGTAGTAGTAGCGCAGCTGTGCTGCCATTGCATCCGGGTCGATTACCATAGCATATCTCCAATCAAGTCGAGGTCTTCCATGTGTTCGTCTAGTTCGTTATAGTACGCGGCCAGATAGTCTGGGATGTCCACACCGTCCCAAGTCACCTTGTCCTGGGCTGCGTGCTCGATGTCCTCTACCATGTGTTTGAGTGTGGCCTCTGACAAGTCCTCGCCGTACACATTGAGGACGTGATCGTGAAGCTCAGCTGGGTCGATGCCGTGCTCTGCTACGTACTCGGGGTCTCGATTGAATCCGATCATAGATCTTCCTCCATGTGGTCGACCAGGTAGGCGCAGTATGAGGTAGGCCATCCTGGGATACTGGCTAGTTTCTTGATTAGGTCCTGTACGGTCCCGTCCTGGTAGTCTATCAGAGCTGCGTTAGCTGCGTCAATCTCTATGGCGCTACCGTGCTCAATGAACTCGAACTCGACGCACAGTACTAGCTGATGCAGCCACGTTGTCGGGTTACGGTAGAGAGTGTCGTCTGGACTCTCCTCGTAGTAGCTAAAGCACGGTGTGAGTCTCTCAGCCGCCCTCTGGCACCTCTGGATGTCCGCGTAGTAGGGGCTGACCCACACTGCCCAGGCATGCATCATGGTGTCTGGAAGGTCATCCCAGCCATGCTGGTGCAGACCGTCGAGGATGTTCTGGTGGGCCTTAGTGGGGGCTACCTGACGTAGATCCTCGATCCTCATCGCTCCACCACCAGGAAAACAGCGTCGACTGGAGTGTGTTGGGAGCTGTCCCAGTAGATGTCTCCCAGCTCACTGGTGTAGAGGTAGCCACACTCAAGCAGTGCCTCGATGCTGGCTCCGTAGAAGTTCTCGACTGTCTCTACCTTGATTGTTCCCTGTGTTTTGATCATGGTGCTACCTTAACACACTCTAGAGGGATTGCACAACTTCTGGCTGCCACTCTCCCGGAGTGTCTAGCCCGGTGACGACAAGGTCTTGTGACCCTGACTTAGTTTCTACTTGAATGCTCAAAGATTCAGCCTGGCGAGATATGTACAGACTGTTGTCTGACCAGGCGTGCAGAGCCACTGACCCTGCTAGTGCCGCACCTCCACTGGACGGCAAATCCTTGCTCGCCTTACGTGTGTGGTGCACTATAAGCTGAGCGCACCCTGTAGCCTGAGCTACAGCCTTGATGGGCTGTAAGATCTGTCCGTACATAGCCTGAGAGTCGTTGATTGACTCTGTGGTGAGCATAGATAGCGTGTCGTAGCATACCAAGCCTATGCCCATCGAGTCTATGGTCTCGCCTATCTCCTCGGCTAGCTCAGGTGACAGCCCTTGTGTGGGCCTGCCCGCTATATAGAGTGGGATATCCCCGTCAGGAGGGTTCAGCTCCAGCGCACCTGATCTGTAGGTTATGTACCCTCTAGGGTCATGGTGGGGGAATCTGCACTGGAGGATAGTCTGTACGCGAGCCCACACACGTGACAGGCTGTCCTCCGCTTCGATGATGAGGCAGGGTGCCTGATGTGACCTAGCGTACCCTAGCACGGGCTGACCTAGAGACAAACTAATAGCCATATCCAGCATGATCCAGCTCTTGTAATGCTTAGGCGGTGCTGCTATAAAGCCACAGCCACCCTCCTCTACCAGGCCGTCAATACGCCACCGTGGTGGGGGCATGTTGATTAGCTCAGACAGCTGCCTAATCTGAAGCAGGGGCTCTCTAGGTGAATCTTCAACTATCTCTAGTGTAGGCTCAGCTTTAGACCGTGTGAGGTCTATCTTGCTAGCTACACGCTGAACCTCAGCTTTGAGCTTGTCTACTGAACCCCATTTATTAAGAGGCGTGTGGCGAATCAGGCCGGGTATAAATTCAGGCCCTACCCCGCACTCTAGCATACTAGCTATAGCAGCAAACAGCTGACTTGACCTATCGCCTAGTGCTTTACTAGCACGCAGCTGTCCTGCTATAGACGCGGAACTGCCGTCTAGTGCCCTGTATGCTGCTGAGGCTAGCTCACCAGGAGTCTGTGTGGTCCCGTACGTAGGTCTACCCACCATACAGCCGCGCTTGTGCGACGGGGTGCCGGGCACCCTGAGCAGTTGAGTGGCGTCCCAGCCGCCAGGGTCGCACCCTAGCACGTGGCTGACTGCCCTAGACAGGCTGTCCTGGTCAGGCTGAGGTACAGTTTCAGTCAGTCGCCAGATAGCCTGTGTGTGCCCTGGGCTACTAGACCACACAGCTAGGGGGTTAGTGCCTTCCGTGTGTCCGTCGTCAACGTCAGACCAGATCAGCGGGCCCGGCTTGAGGTACTCCGCCTTCCTTTCCGGCTGAGAGAAAAGACCGGGAGTGAAATATACATCCTGCCCAGCTTCAACGAGATCCCGCACGTAGCGTTTCGCTTCGTCAAGTTGGTCCACAACCCTAAAGGCTTTGCCCGGGTTGAAAGCCTGACCCGGCCACGTGATCCCGCAGATGAAAAAATACCCATCACAACCCTCCCAGATTGTCTCGAAGAATCTCATCCTCAACCCTAGCTATCTCTTCCTGGTAGGTATCGGGGGTTACGCATGCCCAATACCCTCCGGCTGACATGATATCAGCCCCAACTCGAATTTGCCACTGGCTCAAAGATGAGCCTGTTTTAAGCTCCAGACCTACGAACCTACCCCTAAAGCAAGCTATGAGGTCTGGGATGCCTTTCTTAGTGTACTGGCTGGCGTGGTATTTGACAACCCACCAACCACGTGACTCTAGATACTTCTGTACTTGTCTTGAGAACGTGCTCTCTAGCATGCCCAGAGCAGGGATCAAGCCCCTGCCCCAGACTATGTCAGAGAATGTCGTCGAACTCACCGAACTCGTCGTCAACGTCCTGCTGGACTTCCTCCTGAACCTTAAGGTCAACCTCAGCGAACTTGGCCACACGTGCTACACGTGACCTCAACTTGCCATAGAAGGTGTCGTCCTCAAGCTCAACGTTGATCTTTTTACCAACATACTTGTCAGGGTCAATCTGTACAACCTTGCTAGGAACCTTAGTACCCGCTGCCTCGATCAGCTCGCGAAGCTTCCACAGTTGGTTGGGGACAATCTTGCAGTAGTAGGGGTAACGTCCAGGGCCACATTTGATAGCAAAGACAAGCATGTCAGTGCCATCTTTCTTAGCTTTAGCCAGCTCCACACCAGCTATCTCGGCGTTGTACACACCAGGCTCCTGGTGAGCAGCGGTGTATGTGGGGGACTTGACGTCGGAGAAGTCGATCGAGATCTTAGCCATTGTTAGCTTCCCTTTCCTTGAGGATTGATCGGATGTAGTCGATTGTAGCGGATGTTGTGGTGAAGAAACAAACCGTGATGGTGAACATATCCCGATTCACACGGTCATTGTAGCGCACCTCGTACTGGCCTACCTGGTGGGCCACAGTGATGGGGTTGGGCACGTCGATCACTGCGAGGTCCTTGTGCTCGAGGCGCCAGGGCAGGTCATCCATCTGGTCACAGAGACGTACGAGTGCGTTACTGGCAACTTTTGAAAAATCAATCATGCGTGAGGTACCTTTCAAGCCTTTCCCAAGTAGGAGACCCCAGCCAGGGCTTACGGGCCGCTATATCAGCCCTGCACCCTGCCACGATACCCTGTGTGGGCTTGAGCCACATACGGTATCCCGTGTTGGAGTCTCTCTTAACTGACTCCGTGTAGCCTATCACATCAGCGTACATGAGCGCAAACTGTCGGGCTTGACCGGGAAGAGCCAGAGTGACCTCCTTGGTCTGGGCCACGTCGGCATCTTCTGGGTCAGCCTCATCCACATAGGTGACCTTAGCCTGGCCTGTCAGGACCACAGGGATATCAAGGCCCCGTAGAGTGAGGATCAGTGACTTGATCAGTTCGTTGGCCTGGCCATATTGAGGGAGACTGACAGGCTTGGCGACCGTCAGGAGGTCACCGCGCTTACGTCCAGAGACGAAATTCAGTGCCAGCTCGTGGGCCACAGTGATGCTGTCCAGAGCTACGGCCTGAGGGGGCTTAGCTACAATACCCTGAACCTCTTTAGCCAGAGCTTCCCACGTGTCTATCTGTGTGGTCTCAGCCTGCACTGCTCGTGTGCCACCCTCGAGGTCAATAATCTTGACCCCAGGCATTGTAGCTGCGAACGTCGTCTTGCCAGTCTTAGGCTGTCCGTATATTAGTGTGATCATTTGTATCTCTCCATAGGGTCTCTCTTGTCGTAGAATTGCAGGAACTGTCTCTCTGTACCGAATTCTACCCTAGCCGCTGCTAACTTACCCATACGGCACAGGTATGAGTTACCGCACACTGACGGATTCCTGTCCTCTGGTGGCTTGGACCAGTCATACTCTCCGACCTGTCTAGCCCACCTCAGTATACTCTTGATTTGGCGAGCATGTACCTCCTTACTGAAAGGTACCAGCATTCGGGTGAAAGCCGGGCAATGTTGACGCTTCAACAACTCAGCCTCTTTGACCAGGATATCGCAGTCACTGCTGGAGATCCTGGTCTTGTTCTCGTGCATCCAGTCTACCATAGATCGGTAGCAAGTGCTACCTGAGCTACCCTTAGTTAACTTAAGCTTACCTGTCTTGGTCAGTTGGGGCCACACCACACGCTGTGGTTGAATGTAGTCCCAGATCATACCACCAAGAGGAAGGTCCCAACCAAGCCTTCGCTTGTTACCCTCTAGCAACCACAGATAAGCGTGAGACTGAACGTCAAGCTGACGGTACTCTGTGGTAGGTAGTGTCTGGTGTGTCTTGTGGTCTAGTACCCACAAGCGTCCACCAAGCTCAACTACCTTGTCCACCTTGCCCCTGTAGGTGTGATTACACCCGGGGATACCTCGTGACAAGTCCAGCTCGCACGCCAGCACGTTGAGGGGCTCATCGCGGTAGCGGTACTCGTAGGCACGGTACACACGATCGAGGTCATCGTAGATCTGGTGCTCCTCCTCCATGAGGTCAGCTGGACGCTCAGGAGGGGTACCTGTCTCGAGCCAGGAGTGAAGGTAGGTACCTCTGTCTAGGGCCGTGCCTGGATGGGGCTTAGATGTGATCCCATGGAGGTCATAGTAAGCCTCCAGGGGGCAGTTAAGCCAGCTCTTAATCAAGCTTGTCGTTACTTGCATGGCTCCTACTATACATAAATCTCTGGTCCCCAGCAAGTGCCTACCTCGACGTCTGCCACGAGTGGGCAGTCGAAGTGGGGCAGGGGCTGTTCCATAGTCTCCTTGATCATATCTGCTGTGGTCTCGGCTAGGTCCTCTGGCACGAGCACCAGCACAGCGTCGTGGACCAGGCCTAGTATGTGGCTGTCTCCCTCTAGGCTGGACCACACCCGCACGGCGGCTCTCAGCATGATATCTGACCCTGTCCCCTGCACCTGGCTATTGACAGCCTGGCGCTCAGCTGCTGCTACCTCATACTCGTCACTGCTGTACAGGCCAGGTAGGTGTCGCCTACGGCCAAACATCGTCGACGAGTATCCTAGCTGATGGGCCTTAGCCTTAGCCCTAGCGTGCCACGGACGTAGCCCCGACCAGTGCTGGAAAAAACTCTCCCTGAAGGACGCAGCCTCGTCTAGCGTGATGTCCGTACCATAGCTAACCTTAGCGAACTGCACGAATGACTTGGCCGACATTCCGTAGAGGAAGCCGAAGTTAACAATCTTAGCTTTCCTGCGATCAAAGCTATTGTCGGGGTCCAACCCAATAGCACGTGTGGTCTGTGAGTGGATGTCACCTCCGTCACGATACAGCTGGAGCATGGCCTTATCACGCGAGACCACAGCGGCTACACGCAGCTCCAGCTGGCTGTAGTCAGCCTCTATGATCTTGTACCCCTCAGGGGCAGCTACCAGACCCCTTATGTAGGGGTCCTTCGGAACCTGCTGGAGGTTCACTCCGACGCCATCACATACTTTGCCTGACGACAGCCTGCCTGTCACCGTACCATGAAGCTTAAATGAGGTGTATAGCCGCCCTCTTTCGTCTATTTGCTCTTTATAAGGAGTAATAAACCCGTCGATGTTCTTCTTTAAGCGTGACCTTTCTAACAGTGTTTTAGCAATAGGGTGATCCATATATGCGAGTGCCTTTTTAGAAAGGCTAGGAGCACCATTAGGGAATGCTTTAGTTGGCTTTCCTATTTCCTTTTTAGGTATACCCAAATAGTCATATAGGAACCATCGCTGGAAATTAGTTGTACCCCATTTGACCTGCATACCTTCGGGTATTTCTGATGGTATCTCTGACTGCAATTCAGCGTCTATCTTAGCCAATTCCGAGGTGTATTTACGCTCAGCTACGTCAAGCTTATCCCGGCTAATCGGAATACCGTAATCCTCAGTCTCAGCTAGCATACTGATAGCCGGGACCACAACCTTACGAAGGAGCTTTTTCTGGTTAGGTGTGAGTTTACCTTTGTTAATTCGATAAAGCTCACGTGTGGCCAGGAGGTCCTTTTTCAGATATGCGGCCATAGCCTCCGGATCAGAATCATCCCACACACCGTCATAAGACCAGTCACCGCCCATAAAGTCAGCCATCAAGGACTTAAGCCCTAGAGACCGGTTCTCGTCGACCATATGGGCACCCAGCATAGTGTCCCCTGCTGCCTCGATGTGAGCACCGAACCGCTTAGCGTACACTATGTCGAATTTGATGTTGTGGCCCACCACCGGGGGTAGTTTTCCACACAGTCTCCTAAGCCTGTCTTGCCATGTCTCGGGGTGTTTGGAGGCCATGTGGAAAACCCGGGGCTCATCCTCAGGCTTATCCCCGAGGATACCCACCATAAGCACGGAGGCGTCCTTAGCACGTGGATTAAGCCCAGTAGTCTCTATGTCTAGAAATAACATTTGGTGAGCTCTTTAGCAAGCTTATGAGCGGTACGGGCGTCTGTGGTCGACTTATACTCTACCTTATCCTCGCCGATTGTGAAAGTCGTGGCGGTCCTGAACTTATTGAGTTTCCAACTAGCAGTCCTAGCACACTCAGTTACCCACGATCGGTACCCGATACTCAAGACCAGGAACTCGGGCCATGAATAACCAGTGTCTGCACCGGCCCAGAGCTGCTTACCCCAGTCCGAGAAGAGGTCATCGAGGTTGAAGGCCACGACTGCCAAGTTGAATCCCTTAGCTCGGGGCACATTAGGCTTAGCTGCCTCCCGGATATCCGAACTAATACCCGTGTAGTTGTGGATATCGCCATCCACCCACGAGCGGGTCAGCACACCGTGGGAGTTATGGGGGTCCACAACAAGCTCGCTGGGGGCGTAGCCAAGCCCTCTGGCGAATACTTCGGGGTTCACTCCAGGGGTGGCTGCGATGACCAGGCGATCAGACGGATTCACTAGCATAGGTTTCTCCTAGTAGGTAGTTGCGAGTGTTATTCATGATTTCCTTGCGGAACTCCGTGGCCTCCTGGAGAGAAGCCCACAGGGAGTCCTCTACGGTGTCCTGGGTCACCATCACGATGACCTTCGGATCAGCCGCTAAGGCTACTCTATCAGACATCTGACGGTAGGTCAACGCCGAGGTAGGTAGCCCATACCACACCAGCACTTCAGCCTCACGCATATCCACAGCAGTAGCAGCGACCTGAGGGTTGACTACCAGCACACCGTCCTCTGATGATTTCCACGCATCCAACACGGCCGTCTTGTTCTTGGTCTTGCCATCCAGTCTATATGTGCGGTCCAGGTGGTGCTCTATAGCTGTGAGGGAGTCCAGTAGTTCACTAGCTACCACTATACGACCCCTGTAGGCCTCCCTCAGGGCATCAAGGGCCACAAGCTTATGGCCACTATACACTAGCCTGCCCTCCCCTGTAGAGAGTCCCTCAGCGAGACGCCTGCACTTAGAGAACAGTGCTAGTACGCTATCAGCTCCTGTCTCGCCCTGAGACTCCAGGACGTCTAACTTATCCCTCACCATAGCCTGATAGATGGCCTTGCGGGACTCGTCTAGGAATACAGGCACTACCTCTTCATCAATAGCCTTGGTACCGATGGCGTCCTCACGGCTAATACTTATGGAGTGCTCTTTAATAAGTGTTTGGTATTCCTCGGTATTACGGGGACCAAGATATTTAGGGAACCCTCCAAAATTAGACCATTCACCGAAATACTCCCTAAACGACTTAGCAGAGGGGAATTCTTCCCTAATAGAAGGGTCAGAGAACACTAGCTGGGGGTAAATCTCACCCACCATATTCCGCTTGCCTACAGGTGTGGCGGTAAGGCACGCACGGTACCGGGCCGATTTAGCCATACCAACAATACGCCTAGACCGTTTGCTTGCCGGCGTCTTGATAAGGTGGGATTCGTCCAGCACAATAGCTGAGGCATGGTATTCGGCACCTTTAAAGAGCCCTTTAGGGTAGCCACGTGAGAACTTATCATAATTGATTAGGACAATCTTAGGCAGTGCTGTGGCCTCATATGCCCCATCGTAGACAATATCCGCCTCAGGGCCCCAGTAATGCTGCTGGAGCTCCCTAACCCACACGTCGATGGCGATCTTAGGGCAGACCACAACAATATACCTAACGTCACGATTGTGCATCAGCCAGCTGAGCCAGTCGATCGTGGTCTTGGTTTTACCCGTACGGGTGTCCATGAGCAGCATGCCGTGCTCTTTTTTGGCCAGCCACTTAACCGCGGCCAGCTGATAGTCTCGAGGTTTAGTGACTGGCTCAAACATTAGTTAATTGCTCCTTCAATCATCTTCTTGTACTGGAGTGTGGTTCCCGTACCCATCCTAGCGACCTCTACGCCGTCACGTAAGGCTATCACCGTGGGCACGGACATAATATCAAACTTACGTCCGAAGTCAGGGTTGGTCTCAATATCCACGTAGTCCCAAACACTACCCTGGAACTTATGAATAGCCCTTTCGAAATTCGCCTTAGCCTGCGGGCACTGTGAGCACCACGGAGCACCAATGAAGAACAGCTTCAACATTAAACAACCACCACTTTAGCTGAATAGATAGGCGCCTTGTAATTGACCGCCTTAAACCCCTTACCTTTGAATTCTAGCACACCTTGCTTAGTTGATATGAACTCGACCTCCTTCTCTACCCTAGCAGGCATCAACATCTTATGCCAAACGTCGAGATTCTGGCAATACACGTGAGCATTAGCCGTAGTGAACCTCAGATGGCCCGGGATCACAGCATGCCCATGCGTCCTGAGAGTATTAGCCATGAGGTGGATTAACATCCACCCCTCAAGGGTGTCGTAGGGAAGGCCACACACGACATCTGTGGACCTGGCGAATATGTCGAGGTTGACCCTGCCCCCTACCACGTTGAACGCCCACACCACTGGGCACGGTGGTATACGCATAGACCCTATCTCGTAACCCTGCCAGGCAGTCCACACCGCCCTCTTGGTTGTGGGGTTGGCCACAAGCCTATCCACAACGTCCCGTACGGCGTCATAGGCCCCGTCAGGGCCCCCGTAGCGCCACTGGACTCCATACATAGGCCCCAGCGTATCTGTGGCCCACGGGGACCACATGCGCTCTACATCGGGGGTGATTCTAGCACACCTGTCCTGCTGTGTGGCCCCTGACCCGCTCAACATCCAGTAGAGTTCTCGCTGAGCCATGTCCACAGACACCCTACGCGTCTGTGACAGCGGAGCGTGGGTGTAGACCACACTCCATGACCCGTAGCACCAGTAGGGGTGATCCTGGCCCTCAGTGACTAGCTCAGAAGCCTGTCTAGACAATTTGTATATGTTCTGGTCATACTCACACAGCACGTCGGTAAGCCTCCGATGCACACTTAACAATTACGTAACCCGGTTCCTTAACCCATGAGCTACCATGTTTAGCCCAGTAGGTAAAGTCTCTAACCGCCTTATTGAAATTCTTAGCTAATGTGTAATTAGTCACCCCGTAAGAGACATCTGGACTTACATTATAGCCCATTCCGAGGTACTTATAAAAGGTCTCAAGAATAAGCATACAGGCCTTTTTATTAAGGTCCCTATACCTGATTTCGCCCCAATTAAGCACTTCCATGCTTTGTGGATACCAGTCACCGAAATTAAGGTCATTATAGTGCCTTGCACCGTACTCGGGACGAGATCTAATGACCTCAACACCAGCATTAGACAGCACGGTTATACCCTGTTTGTGGTCTCGCCAATTAGGCTTTTTCAGTGCTGGATCAAGCCATGGTCTGTCATACTCCAAAGACCCCCTGAACCCCGCCAGAAGCAGCGCTCGGGCACATGGCGCACACGGCTCATAGGTCATAGCTATATGGCCCTCCCTAAGACGGTAGGGCAGCTCCATAAGCTGTTGAGAAGCCCACACCTCCGCGTGGATGTACTCAAGGCACTGCCCGTTAGGTGCAATGTCGTGTAGTTTAACGCCTAGCTCTACGTTATGTGTGGATATCTGGTAATCCCCAGAGGTATTTACGAAATGGCAACCCACCTTGCATTCAGGGTGGGAGGATTGCTGGGCAATCTCATAGGCTAGCTCAATCTCATTGATCACTGTAGCTCCTAACAATAACTCGATCGAACTGCGGAAAAGTCTTCAAGATAGCCTCACAAGTAGGGCATACGTAGTTAATCACATATGCAATGCCCGGGCGTGACCCCCCAATATCATTCAGTAGCCTCATTACTGGGTGGATATAAGCCCCTCCTGGCTTAGGGTAATACTTACCCGGCACCCACCAGATACCATCAGGGCTATAGTAGACCACAGATGACATACAGCCTCGCTCAGGCTTGATACTCTGGATCATTCTGGGCAGATCACCGAACTCGTACATCAGAATTCACTCCAATCACCGAACTCGTCCTTGTGGCCGTACTTAGCCTCGTACTTGAACCCCAACCACACACCGACGATGGCCATCAGGATGAGGGCCACATACCACAGACCGTAGAAGATCATCCACGTGATCAGGATACCGATACCCAGAGCAGCAGCAACAGCAGCAATGATAGCAACCATGTAACCGACGAACTTAAGCATTGTTTTGAACCTTTCGTGTTGTTTTCTTGATGTCTTTAGCTTAGCCCACTCTGTGGGGCTGTGCAACCCCTCGGGGAAGATTTTTCAGTTATTTTCCTCGAGCCACTCAGCGCCAATCTCGACCAGCTGGTCATAGGTCAGTGTGTAGTCCTCCTCGACGCGGTCGACCAGGTAGCTGATCAGGTCCCACACGGGGCTGTCCTCGATGACCTCAGCGGTCTCAGGCAGCACTAGGACCTCACCCCAGTGTGCTCGCAGGGGCTCGTCCTCGGACTGAGGCCCCTCCACCCTAACCAGGACAGGCTCAGTGGCGTACACGGCCTCCAGGGACCAGTATGCTGCCAGCTCCTCGATGGTCTCGCAGCCGCTCACCCCGTGCCTCACTAGGCTCTCGTCGTCACACATGGGCCAGCTGTACTGAGTCTCAGGGTCGAGCAGGTACTCAACCCCGCGCTTCCTGTCCTGGATGCGGTACGCGATCATCTGTGTAGTCCTTTCTGTGGCTTGATGTCTCAAGCTTAACACCTCTGCCAGGTCTGTGCAACCCAGATCAGAGGTTGTTATCGAGTTGTTATGTTGCAGTTATCGGGATTCTAGGGCCTAGCAGGGCCTAGGGGGTACAAGACTACCGGGGAAGGTCTGCTAGGCCGTCTAATCTTAAATGCAGTAGCTTCTAGGGGTATCTGGGAACTCAACCTGCTGGATCCAATAGCCCTTGGAGTTCTGGATCAGCCCTTTAGCCCTCATCTTGTCAGGTGTCAGGCAGTGGCGGCCCACACCGTGGGTGCCTGCCCGATGCATGTCCCCGGCACGGGTACCTCCGAAAGTCTCGTGGCACTCAGCGCAATGCTCCGGCTTGTGGCCGATGATGGTTTTCTTGCAGTCTCTGCATGTCCAGTTCATGGGACCTACCCTAGCACACCTCAGACACCCCGTAGAGCGCCCTGCCTCGTGATTTCTAGGCCCTAACAGCACCTGACCCTACCTAGGATACCCCCTGGCCTGTTTGAGGACGTCTGAGGGCGTTCTAGGCAGGGTCAGGGGTTCTCTAGGTCAGACCGTCCAGCCAGAGCGCGCCAGCAGGCCCTCCACCCCCTCACGGTCAGACTTGCCCTCACGCACCAGGTAGCACACCAGGGCTAGCGTGGCCAGCGGGTGAGCCCTGTGGTGACGAGCCCACCCCGGGATGCGGGACCAGGACGCCTGGGTCCCCACGGTGTGGCGCTTGAGCATCGGGCCACAGATGTCGTGGGTGGCGAGTGCGAACGCCCATGGGGTCAGGGCCACACGTGCCAGGGCGTGCAGGGCATCCTCGAGTGCAGCGGTGTCGTCTGCCTGGATAGCCTCCATGAAGTCACCGGCCAGGACACGCTCGTAGCCGGTCTCCCTCGTGGTCGCGTTGATGGTTGCAAGGATCTCTCGTCTCGTGATCATGGATCCACACTAGCACAGGACCACACACCGGTCAATCCCCGCCCTGTGGTTCCCTCCCCCCTTAACCCCCCACCCTCCTGCGCGCACGTAGCACGCGGGCGTAGCACGCGGGCGTAGCGCTACGTGCGCATGACGCGCGCGCGTACGAGGCCGGCACCCCTTCCCCGCCTTCCCCCCAAACCCCCCTATCCACCCTAACCCCTGAGAGTCTCTCTCTGGCGTTTACGCCTGAGAGAGAGACTCTCAGGGGGAGTTAGTTAGTTATATATTTCTCTCTTTAGAGGGGGTATGGGGGAGACCTTTCTCTCTTTGCTGGCTCCTGGGGTCGCTCAGCTCCCCGCCGTGTGAGCCCTCGGTCCAGGGGGGTACCGGGGCCCCAGGCGTAAACGCCGGGCCCCGGCCCTGGACCGAGGGACACGGCGGGCTGACACACCGGGGATGGCTTCAGCGTATCTGGCCGACCTGAGGGGGTGTGTGGTCTAGTGCTTGGGGCAGTAGAAGCCAGGATGCCCCTGAGAAGCCCTAGGATGGATTCTGAGGGCCTAACAGGGCTGGGGTGGCACTGGAGTACCCCCAGGACTTTCTAGGCCGTCTAAGGCGCGACGGGGAGGCTCTCAGGGGGTGTTGCAGGATGGCGGGGAGTGTGCTACCCTGAGGGCATGGAGTTTCCACGAGAGATTGTTAAGCGATGTGTGGTCGTGCCGGGTGGGCGTGAGGTGCCTGCTCTGCCTGTGGGGTACCGGCTGGAGAGCTGGGGTATGGAGCACGACCCCCAGAGTGAGACCACACTCCTGAGGTTCAGAGCGAAGCTTGGGGATTACCCGGCTGAGTCGTATGAGGCACGGGCGTGCTGGCAGGCCCTGGTGGTGTATGGCGAGCGTGTGGTCTCGATGATGTCTGAGGTCGAGGGCGAGTACCTGATGGTCGACGTGGTGGTGGCATGGTGACTACCGGCGTGTCGGCTTGACAAGGCTAGGGGGATGAGGTTAACCTATGGGGGTAATGTTAACCATTACGGGTACTGGTTTGTAAGTGCCCCCTGGATTGGAACCCCGGAGGTGCTAATTTTGAGATACCCTAGGGGGTGCAGGAATAGCCCCCTAGGGTATCTCGCATAGGTACCCCTAAGGTACCCCGGAAGGTACCCCCTGGTATACCCCGATAGGACTTACCCCATGCCGTATTCAGCCCCTGAGCGATGCTGGTGCGGGGAGTTAGGTTTGCCAGGCACAGCGTTGTGCCTGGTCCACACACCGACAAAGTCTGGTTGGGAATTGCGTCCAACTGCTTGGAAGAATGTTGATGGACGTTTGTATAGACGTTGGAAGAAACTTCGTAACAGATTCATTAAAGAGAATCCTTATTGTAATCTGTGCGGAATGATTGCAACAGAAGTCGATCACATTGATGGAATTAAAGCAATTGAGAAAGAAGAAACACTTCTAGACGAAAATCGATTGCAATCATTATGCCATGAATGTCACACAGCTAAAACGAGGGAAGCGTCGAGAAAATCACGAAATTCAATTAAAAAGCTG